AACATTGCAACAAAAAATAAATATTTCATTAAAAATTTTAGAAAAATCTTTAAAACTTGGAAATTTTGCTTTGTTATATTCAGGCGGAAAAGACAGCACGGCAATTTTAACATTGTTAGATATTTTGGGAGTTGATAAAAAGAAGACACCTATTATTTATAATCAAACAACTTTGGAAAACATTGAAGAAGTTGAAAAAACAAGAGAGTATGCTATTTCGCACGGTTGGAATTATATCGAAACTTTGCCGAGCGTAACACCTGAGGAGCTTTGGAAAACAAAGGGGCATTATCCTATTTTTTCAAAAATTGGTTTTACTAAAATAAAAAAATTGCACCCTGAGTCAAAAATAAGTCCGGTCCAATGTTGTTATAATTTAAAAGAAAAACCTGCAGAAAAAGTTTTGAGAGAAAATAAAATTGAGGTTGTTTTTTGGGGAAACAGAGCAGAAGAAAGCCACAGAAGACAAATGCACTTTTGCCATTTTGGTTTTATTTTTAAAGCAAAAAAAACTAAAAGGTATCAAAGTTATCCTGTTCAGCATTGGAACAGAAAAGACATCATAGCGTTTTTAGAAAAAAATACAAATTATGATGTTAAAAACAGTTACAATACAGGTTGCAAAATATGCGGAACAGATTTCAGGCGTAAGGGGAACAGATTCACACAAATGTTTTTAAAAGAGCGGAAATTATGGGAATATTATATGCTTGATTGTGGTTTTGGAGAACAGATTGCAATTATAAATAACTTAAAACACGACAAAGAAAGTGTTGAAAAAATTATAAAAACAAAACCTGAATTGTTGTTGAGGTTTATAAAATGATAATAATTCGAACATTGCAGGAAATAGGCGACTCTTTAGGAGTAACAAAACAAGCGGTTGCGAAGTATGTTAAAAAAGGCTTGTTAATCCGAAATGAAGACGGAAGAATTGACATTGAAGACCCTCGTAATAAAGATTTTTTGCAATATAAGGGGGCGGATAGGCGTATGCTTTACGGGGCAAGTTCTATGAAAGGGCGAAAACCGAAAGCGGGAACGGTTAAAAGGCAGGCAGAGACAAGCGGGCAATTTTTAGCAAAACTTGATTTACAGATAAAACTTGAAAACTTGAAAGCAAAGCAAAAAGAAAATGAATTGAAATCAATGAAAATTCAGGAACAACGAGGAATTTTAATTCAAAAAGATTTAGTTGAAAGATTGCTTTTTGACACAGTAGGGCAAATTATACAAAATTTAGTTGTTATTCCTCAAACAATTTCAGACCAAATTTTGTCACTTGCAAAATCAAAAAAACAAGATAAAAGAGAACAAATAATTTTATTGTTACAAAAAAAGTATGTTGAAGATACTAAAAAAATTGTAAGCAACGGGCATAAACGATTTCAAAAGGCAGTAGAAAATAGGATTATTCAAGCTCAAGCAGAAGAGAAAGAAAATGAGTAAAAAGAAAATTGAGAAACTAAAACAAGAGCTTGAAACAATAAACTTTGTTTTTGAAACAATGATAAATACAATTCCTGAAAATGTTGAAATTTTACCGTCAGAATGGAATGAACAGAACAGGATCCTAACAAGAGATTATTCAGCAAAACCCGGAAGACTCACTTTTGACAATTCTCCGTTTTGGCGTGAGGTTATAGATTGCCTTGCACCTACTAACCCTACAAGAGAAGTTGCAGTAATAAAAGGGAATCAGCTTGGATTTACACAAATTGTTTTAGAGGGCTTTTTGGGATATACAATAGACAAGTTCCCACAACCTGTTTTGTATGTTTCTGCGGATAGAGACCTTGCTCAGGAAAATATGGCAAGTAGAATTGATGCAATGATTGCAACGGCAGGACTTGCAGACAAAATAAAACCCAGCGTTGTAAAGAAAAAAAAGAATAAAACAGGCGATACAAAAGCAAGAAAAGAGTTTTTTGGCGGTTTTATATCAGCTTTGGGAGCAAAAAACGCTAATAAACTTAGACAAACAGGCTTTTCAGTAGTTTTAGCTGATGAAGTTGATACTTATGCAAAAGATTTGCAAGGGCAAGGCTCTACAATTTCACTTATCAGAAGAAGAACAGATGCTTTTTCAAAAATCCGTAAAATTCTTTGGGGAAGCACACCGTTGATAAAGGGAGCGTCAAATATTGAAGCATTATTTTTTGATGGTGACCAAAATTATTATAATGTTCCGTGTCCGCATTGTGGTAAAATGCAAAAAATTGTTTGGGGTAACGGAGAGGGAGCAGGAATAAAATTTGAAAGAGATGGAGGCGGTCGTTTAATTTTAGATTCTGTTTATTATCAATGCGAAAATGGTTGCAAGATAGATGAATCAGAAAAATATGAAATGTTATTAAACGGCAAATGGATTGCAGAGGGGAAAGCAAGTAGAGCCGGAACTCGAAGTTTTTCAATTTCAGCTTTGTATTCTAATTTTTTAAGTTGGAGCGACATAATAAATGAATGGATAGAGTGCGGAGAAGACAAAAATAAATTAAGAGTTTTTTACAACAATGTTCTTGCTCAAACTTGGGCGGAAGAAGTCAAAACAATAAAATTCAAACAAGTAATGCAAAACATTAGAAATTACAAACCTGCAATGATACCAAATAAAATGGCAATTGAAGACGGAAACGGAAGAATTGTTTTATTGACAGGTGCAGTGGATGTGAACGGAATTTATGAAAAACCCGACGGTTGGCTTGCTTTTGAAGTAAAGGGGCATTGTGAAAACGGACAAACTTACTCAATAATGAAAGCAGAAATAAACGGAATAATTGAACCCAACGGCGGGGCGTGGCTTGCATTAAAAGAAATTCTTGAAAAAGAATATTATTCAGATGATGGACTTGTTTATAAAATAGATTTGACCGGAGTAGATGTTGGATTTAAACCAAATTCAGGCTATTGGTTTGCAAGTTTTTGTGATAGAGTGATACCTCTTGCAGGAAGAAACCAAGTTTTTGTGATAGAGTGATACCTCTTGCAGGAAGAAACACACCGAGCAAAAATGACACTATTTTTCAAAAAAGAAAAGTGCCGAAAGGGATTAGATGGGCGATAGATACAATTTATTATAAAAATATGGTGGCAGAGTTTGCTCAAAAACAATGGGCAAAAAGACCGCAGGAGCAACCGTTCGGATTTTTAAATTTTCCCGACAGCAAACAGAGGGGCGGACTTGAAAGCACGGATTTTGAAAAAAGATACGGAGTAACAATAACCGGCTATGGCTACAATGAACGATATTTTAAAAGTTTTGGCTCGGAAGCACCGCAGATTGAAAAAGTCGACCCGAACAGCGACACCGGAAAGGTTGTTGGCTGGAAAAAACGGAACAGTAGAAGTTTAACTCACTTTTGGGATGTTACAATTTATAATTTTGCAGTTAGAGACATCTTTTTAAATGTTATAGGTTCAGAGGTTTTAGGCTTAAAAAATGCAGACCCTAACGGTGTTTTTGCCTTTTTATCGGAGTATTTAGAAGAAAACAATAAAAAATTCGGGGATTAGCTTGTTTTTATTTTCAGATAAGTTATTATAATTTAAGAACTTTCTTTATCGGGGGCGAAATGACACTCGAAGAACTAAAAGCAAGACTTCAAAAAATAGACAATGCAATTGATGCAATTTTGACAGGTGGGCAGGAATACCGGTTTAACGATGGGCAACTTGACACGCTTGTTAAAAGAGGAGACTTGGAAACATTAAACCAAATGCGAAACCAAACGCAAGAAGCTATAAATTCTATTGAAAATGGCGGGGGATTTTATGTTTGGTAACTTATTTAAAAAGAAAAAAATCATTAAAGAGCAACAAAAAGCGATAAATGACTTTGTTAATCAGAAAATTGAGTTTGTAGACTTTTTAAGTGCTTATAATGGAGACAAAACAGGAATGTTTGCAGGTTTTGGATTAACAAGAGATGTGCGGTTTGTTGATTTGCAAAAACTACAAGTCCGAAGCTTACAACTTGCAAGAGAAAACGGATTTAGTGCAGGAATTTTAAACAGAATCACAAACAAAACAATAAATTCAGGTTTGAAATTGAGAAGCACACCTGAAAGTTCAATCTTGCAAAAGTTTATTTCAGAAGATGAGTTGAAAAAATGGGGAGACAACACGGAAATTCTTTTTAATATTTGGGGCAAGGATAAAAGACTTGTAACTATTAGAAGAAATTATACACTACACAATTTAGAAAGAATTGCTTTTTACACAGCTTTACTTTCAGGCGATTGTTTGGTAATTGTTTCTTTAAACAGCTTGGGATTGCCGGTTATTGAATTAGTAGACGGAATAAATATAAAAAACCCTGTAATATTAGAAAGCAACAAAGATGTTCAACACGGTGTAGAATTAGATAAAAAAGGCGTGGAAGTTGCTTATTATGTTTCTACAATAGATAATCTTGGAATTGAAAAGATGAAAAGAATATCCGCTTTTGATAAAAACGGAAATCGTAGGGCTTGGCTTGTTAGAGCAACAGAAAAGAGAATTGATGAAAGGCGTGGATTGCCTCTTTTATCTGTAGTTATGCAAAATATAAACGAACTTGGGAAATATATGGATAGTGAACAAAGGGCGGCACTTGTAAACAGTTATATAGCAGTTGTTCACAATCGGAGTTCAAAAGCACCCAACAAATTAAGTCCGTTTGAAAGAGCATCGATGTTAAAACAAACGGCAACAAATAATGAGAATGAAGATATAAATTTTAGGAAAATGCAACCCGGCTTTTTTGCTACAAATTTGGCAGAGGGCGAAACAGTAACAAGTTTTGATACCAAAAGACCAAATATTGACAGCGTGAAATTTATTGATTTTAATATAAGGGCAATAAGTTATGCTGTTGGATTGCCACCCGAAGTTTTATTTTTAGAGTACGGGAGCAATTATTCTGCAAGCAGGCAAGCAAAACTTGACTTGGAAGACTTTGTAAAAGAAAAACTTTCTATTTTTACGGAATATTTTAACACACCTATTTTTTACATTTGGCTTGACGGAATGATTTTAAACGGCAAAATTCAAGCAAAGGGATATATAAAAGCATTAAAAAATATAAACGATTTTGATATTTTGGGAGCTTGGCGGAAATGTAATTGGCGTGGCGTTGCAAAAACAAATATTGACGGATTGAAACAAGCAAGAGAACTTGAAATAGCAGTAAATAATGGCTGGTTGCAAAATGAGTATGTAGCAGACGAATATTACGACTCAGACTATAATGCAAATATGAGAAATAGAAAAGTTGAAGCAGAGAAACAAAAAGAAGTCAATGATATTTTAGGGGGAACAGATGAAGCTGTTAGCAGTAACTAAAGACTATTATTTAAATAAGATTTTGCCACGGGAAAAAATGTTGCAGGAAGACCCAAAAGCTATTTATAGTCTCAGAACAGAGAGCGGTGGCGGAATAACTCAAATAAAAGGAAACACGGCAACAATCTTCATAACGGGAGAACTTGGCAATGATTGGTGGAGCGACACGCAATACACCGCAATTATAAACGCAATCGAAAATGCAGAAGCGAATCCTGATGTTGAAAAAATAGTCCTTGAAATGAACACCCCCGGTGGTTATGTTGATGGCGTGATTGATGTTGTAAAAGCAATTAGAAACGCAAAAAAACCGATTACAGCAAAGGCGGGATATTTGATAGCGTCCGCCGGTTATTGGATAGCGTCCGCAACTGATAAAATTGTTGCAACAACAAATATTGCAAGTTTTGGGAGCATTGGTGTTCTTGTTTCATATGTAGATTATTCAGAATATTTGAAAAAAGAGGGAATAAAGGAAATAGTTTTGACCTCTACAGATGCACCGGAAAAATACATTGACGGTGGAACAGAGGAAGGACAAAAAAAGATAATCGAAAGATTAAACAGGATACATTTAGAATTTGTTGAAAGTGTTGCAAAGGGGAGAAATACAACGGTAGAAACTGTAAATGAAACTTTTGGAAAGGGCGGAGTTTTATTTGCAGAGGAAGCCTTGAAAATAGGGATGATTGATGAAATTACAAACGAAGAAGAGGAGATTAATGAAATGGCAAATGAAATCACACAACAACAGCTTGAAGAAGCAGTTGCAAACGCAAAGAAAGAAGTTCTTGAAGATGTTGCAAAACATTTGAAATTTGTTGGAAAAGTAGAAACTGACAAAATTATTGCAAACATTAAAGAACAAAAATCTTTTCTTGAGGTTGCAGAGAGTTATTATGATGAAGCACTTCAATCAGAGCTTGCAAAAGCAAGAATTGAGGGCAACAAAGAAGAAGAACAGGAAGCAATCAAGACAGAAGATGAAGCAGACAAACAAAGACATCAAGAAGAGGAAGAAAAACTTGATTTGGAAAAAATGAACGAATTAGCAAAACAAGAATTTTTTATTTAAGGAGTTAGAAAATGAGTGAAACAATCGGAACAAAACCTCTTGTTATAGAAAACGCTTTCTATACAAAAGGAACAATCAAAGCAACCGCAGCAACAGAAATTTCAAAAGGTCAAATTCTTTATTTTGACCCGTCAGACAGTTGTTACAAACCCTATGCAAGTGGAACACATGCAATTGTCGGACTTGCAGGAAGAAGCTTTACAATGCCGTCAGGTGGCGAAAGTTCAGAAAGCATTTTGACAGCAGGAAAAGTAGATGAAGGACAAATTGTTTTCCCAAGCGGAGTAACAATTGACACTTTGACAGACACAAAAGAAACTGTAAGAATGCAGTTGCAAAGAATGGGCGTATTTTGTTATAAAACACACGATTTGACAGTTTAAGGAGGATTAAACAATGGGAAACACTAACACACAATTAAGAACGCTTTTCACAGCTACCGTGAAACAATACGAAGCACCAAGAACAGGGCTTTTGTCTTTTTTCAAAACACCAAAACAAGCAATTACCGATGCTTTGAGAATTGAGTATGACAAACAGAGATTTTTAAAACTTATGGCAAAAGCAAAAAACAGAGGCGAGGGAGCAAGTTTAAACAATGTTATAAACGGTTCAAATGTTTCTTATCAACCACCAATTTATAAAGAAGCAGAACCTTTTAATCTTGAAAAATTTGAAACAAGAACAGCAGGCGAAAAACCTTATTCAAACGAAACAAGATTAATGGCAATGATTGCTCACACAGCCGATAGTGTTACAGCAATGACAAGTAAAATCTTGAGGGCAAGAATTTGGCAAGCAACACAGATTTTCACAACAGGGAAAATCGACTTTGACAACAACACAGGATTTGCAAGTCCGGGCGTTGGAACAATAGATTTTGAAGCACCAAGCGGACACTTTGCAACAGTAACAACAAAATGGGATAATGCAGGGGCAAACCCATTGCAAGATTTGGAAACTCAAGCAAGAACAATCAGAAGAGCGGGCGGACAACACATTGCAGATATAGTTTTTGGCTACCTCGCTTGGAGCAACTTTATTCAAAATTCTAAAGTCAGAGAAGAGCTTGACAACAGGAAAATCAATCTTGGAAACATTACACCAAAAGACGCAGACGCAAGAGGAATGGGCTTTATGGGAACATATTTTATTGACGGAAGAAACTGTAATTTCTGGGTATACGATGAAACTTTCATATCTCCAAATGATGACAGCACAGAGGTTGAATATCTTGACCCGAAAAAAGTTGTTTTAATCGGAAATGGCGAGTAT